TGCGGGAGTTCATCACGAAAGTGCCGCGGGCGCGGTACTGGGCAGGCAGCGCGTAGACGAGGTCCACGAGCGGGTCGATGGAGGACAGAGCCCCCGCGACGCCGGTCGCGACGTAGCCGATCTGGCCCCAGGCCCAGGACGCGTTGGGCACGTTGGTGTAGCTCAGGATGCCGCGGGGCTTGTCCACGCCGTTGCCGGTCACGAAGGCGCCGGATTCCGCGCGGGCGAAGCGCTCGGCGATGCGCTCGGACAGCCAGGCCTCCACGTCGAAGGCGGCGTCGTCGAGGATGCGCTGCGACGCCTTGGGCTGCGCGGCCAGTTCGTGAAGCGGCAGGTTGATCTTCTCGAGCACGCCGGTCGCCGTCTCGGTGGCGGCGGCCGTCTCGGTCGCCCAGCCGGCGCCGAGGTCGCCCCGGTCGATCAGGATGTCGAGCGAGGAGCCCTCGACCGTCGCTACCGAGGCCACGGAACGAATGGAGGCAGCGGACATGAGGATCGAGCGGATCCGGTCGGTGGCCTGGGGGGAGACCAGCACGCCGCCATCCGAGGCGACGGCCGTCGAGAAGGCCTTGCCCTCGAGCGGGAGGGAGCGGAGCGCGCTTTCGTCGCCCGAGCGCAGATAGGCGTCGAAGGCCTTCCGCTGCGGGGCGCCGAAGTCGGTTTCCGCCGCGAGGACGGGACGTTGGCCGAAGTGGTTCATCTTGGTGGCGAGCTTGGTCATGCGGTCCTCCTGCTGTTGGAGCCTTGTGTGAACGTCGTCGGCGAAGCCGCGGAACTCGCTCAGGAGTCCGCTCATCGCGGTCTTGATCTCGGGCGCGGACAGATCGTCTCCGGCCCGAGACAGGGTCTCGGGGGTGGTCATCGTGGTGGTCCTTGGGGCTGGGGGTTGACTTAGGCGGCGAGGCGGCTGCGCGCCTCCCGGATGGAGCCTGCGAGGTCCAGGAGAAGGTCGGTTCCGGACTTCGCGGACAGGCGGGCGTCGCGGAGCATGGGGAAGGTCACGAGGGACACCTCCCAGAGCTCCACTTCGAGCAGGCGGCGGTTCCCTTGCGCGTCCTTGGTCGCGCGGAGCGTGCGGTAGCCGATGCTGAGGCCGTCGATGGCGCCGGCGCGGACGAGGGTCATGGCCTCCCGGCCCCTTGCCACGCCCGGAAGGATGCGGCCGCGGACCCAGAGGCCCTTGGGATCTTCGCGCACCTCGTCCCAGAGGCCGATGGGCTCGTGGGGGTCGTGCTGCCAGAGCATCTTGACGCCGGCGCCTTCGAGGCGGAGGCGGCGGAGCGAGGCGGCCATGGCCCCCCTCTCCACGATGTCGCCGCCCTGGTCGGGAATGCCCCAGAGCGAGGCGTAGCCGGCGATGGCGCCGTCCTCCTCGATCTGGAGGTCGGGCAGGAGGGGGTCGAGCTTGGTTTCTAGGAGGATGGTCACGGGGCGATCTCCAGGATGGACAGGACGGCTTGGGTCAGCACCGCCGCCGCCACGCCGTAGACGGTGAGCCAGAGACGCTTCTCGAGGCGGTCCATGGCGGTCTCGATCTTGGCGATCTGGGCGTGGAGCTGGGCGAACTGGAGCTGGGTCATCTTCGTTTCGGACTCGATGCGCAGGCCCGGGGCGCAGAGGAACGGGCGGGGGTTCTCAAGTCCCATCGGCGGCCTCGAGGGGCGGCAGGCCGAGGAGCTGGCGCTTCTCGGAGGGGCTGAGGAAGGTGGCGGCGGCCACGCGGCGCCACTGGGCCTCGCGCTCGGCCGCGAGGGCCGGGATCCCGTCGAGGTCGGGGGCGAGGGTGAGGCGTTCGCCGGTGAAGTCGGACAGCCAGTCCGACAGAGCCGAGGTCACGCGGGTCGCGAGCGGCAGGACCGTGAGCCGGTAGAAGGCGCGGTTGGCCTCCTGGTAGTTGGCGTAGGTCGCGTCGCCGGGAATGCCGAGGATCATGGGCGGCACGCCGAAGGCGATGGAGATCTCGCGCGCGGCGAGCTCCTTGGTCTTCTGGAATTCCATGTCGGAGGGCGAGAAGCCCATGGGCTTCCAGTCGAGCCCGCCTTCGAGGAGCATGGGGCGGCCGGCGTTGCGGGCGCCCTGGTGCTGCGCCTCCATCTCGGCCACCAGGCGGTCGAACTGCTCGGGCGTCATCGCCGTGCCGTTCGGGCCGTTGTAGACGATGGCGCCGGAGGGGCGGGCCGCGTTCTCGAGGAGCGCGAGGCTCCAGCGGGAGGCGCCGTTGTGGACCTCGATCGCCTGGGCCGCGGCCTGGAGGGCCGAAAGGCCGTAGTGGTCGTCCTGCGGGTGGAAGCTGCGGACGTGGCAGACGGGGGAGGCCTGGCCCACCTCGAAGCGGTGGCGGCGCCCGCCCACGGTGTAGTCGTAGGCCACGGGCCAGCCGTCCTCGCCCGGGACCACTGACACGCGGTCGGAGCGCAGGACGTGGAGCTCGGTGGGCAAGCCCTCATCCCCCACGGCCTCGAGGTAGCCGTTGCCGGTCAGGAGGAGCTGGCCGTAGAGCGACTCGAGGAGCTCGGCGCGGCCTTGGGCGGGGTTCGGGCGGTTCACGAGGTCGAGGACCGGGTGATCGGCGTAGCGGGTCGCGCGGTCCTGGAGCACGAGGGGCAGCGCCGCCGCCGCCTCGGCGATGAGGCGGACCGCGCGGAAGCCCACCGGGTTCTTGACGAAGCCCGCCATGGTGAGCTGGGTCGTGTCGCGCGGCGCCAGGAGCGGGCGGCCGGCGGCGCCGGGCCAGGCGATCAGGTTGCCCGCGGCGGAGGACTTGGCCTCGGGGACGGCGGCGGGAACGGCGGCGGACGACGGAGCAGCGAGCGGGGCGGCCCCGGGCCGGGGGTCGGTGTCCTTGCGTTTCAGGAAGTCGAACATCTCAGGTCTCCTCGGGCCGGGGTCGGTCCGTGTGTGAGGCCCTTTTTGAGCCCCAAAGGTTAAGAGAATCCGTGACCACCGCGCGGTGGGGTACCCCCCCGCGCAACACCTTTACAAACCCCGGATTTTGGGGTTCGCGTGCGCGCGCGCGGGCGTGAGGATCGATTCGTGGAGTGCCCAGACCAGCGCATCCACCCGATCCGGCGAGCCTTTTCCGCGATAGCCCCCGACGGTCATCCGGGTGAGCTGGTCCTCGAGCGCGGTCAGATCCGTGCCGCGGGGATGGTGGACGCGGTGCTGCTCGTAGAGGGCGGCGACGGGCTCGGCGCGGGTGATCTTCCCTTCGGCCGCTCGGACGGCGATCACGGGGACCGAACTGTCCTGCATTTTAAGGATGGATTCGACCATCGCGCCGCCCTGGTTCACCTCTGCGACGACCGCGCCCGCTTTGTGGCGGCGAACCGCCCGAATCACGGCAGCCCCCCATTCGTCCGGCGAGGCCCCCTGCACGGTCGCGTCCTCGAGCACATAGGCGTGCCAGTCGGAGGTCGCGCCCTGCAGGGTGACGCCCACGACGAGGATGCCGGTCGAGTCGGACCTCTTGCCGGTGGAGACGGCCGGGTCCACGGCGACGAGGACGCGGTCGAGCCGAGGCACGAAGTCGACGCGGGCCGCGTCGATCATCTCGTGGGACCAGAGGGCGCCCTCCATGTCCTCCAGAAGCTCGCCGTCGAGCTCCTGCCGGCCGAGACGGGTCCCGGCGAATCGCGTCTCCATCTCCTGCATGAAGCCGCGGGCGAGGTTGGCGCGGTTGTCCTCGGTCTTGGCGTGGGTCCTGCGCGTCGAGGGCTGGTCGAGGAGCGTCTTCAGCACGGGGGCGTCGCGGGGCGTGGTGGTGACCACGCAGCGGGGATCGTCTCCCAGGCGAAGGCCGAACTGGAGCATGTCCCAGGCCTCCTCGCCCTTCTTCCATTTGGCGAGCTCGTCCGCCCAGGCGCCGTCGAACTGCGGGCCGCGGAGCGATTCGGGGTCGTGGGCGGAGAAGAGCTGGGCGGTGGCGCCGTTGGGCCATTCGAGCATCCGGCGCGTCGCGTGCCATTTCGGCCGGCGGTCGGGGGGCGAGCAGGCCATGATGCCCGAGTCGCCGAAGACCATCACCTCGCGCGCCTGGTCGATCGTTTCGCCCAGCAGCGCGATGCGCTTGCACCGGCCGGGGTCGCGGGGGCGCGGCCCCTCGACCTGGGCGCGCACCCATTCGGCGCCGGCGCGGGTCTTGCCCGCCCCACGTCCGCCCAGGATGACCCAGGTGCGCCAAGCGCCTGCGGGCGGGAGCTGGTGCGGCATGGCCCAGAAGTCCCAGAGATAGGGGAGGCCCGCGACCTCGGACTCGGAGAAGCCCCGCAGGGCGCGTCCGACGAGATCGGGGTCTTGGCGGGCGAGCCAGCGGGCGGTGGGGGCCGGGCGGGCCGGCCCCCCTGTCGATTGGATCACGGCCGAAGTCGCCGGGAACACGGTCCCGGTCGTGTCCGGGGCGGTCGTCGGGATGGCGGGCTGTTCGCCATCGGCACCCCGGGCCTGCCGGGCGCGCATCTCGAAGGGGAGGCCCATGGCTCAGGCCTCCTCCTGGCAGCAGTCGCTGAGCGACTGGAGGCGGCAGGCGAGCTCCTGGCGAAGCGCGTCGAAGTCGATTTCGGCAGCGTTCTTCAGCCCCGAGTGCTTCTCGTGCCAGTCGTTGTAGCGCGCTTCGGCCTCGAAGGCGCGCTTGAGAGCGGTCTCGAGCTCGGCGGTCTTGGTGCCCACGTCCTTGAGGAGCCCGTCCTCCCCGTCCTCCACGCGGTCGAGGAGACGGGCGAGCGTCCGGCGCACGGAGCGCAGAAGGGAGACGGAGTCGGCGAAGTTGGCTTCAATCTCCTCGGCCGAGGCGAGGGTGGATTTGCGTTGCAGCGTCATGGCTTGGCTCTCCGTTTGATCGTGAGGGCCGGGATCGTGTCCCGATGAAGCCAAGGTGCGGGACAGAGGTTAACGAGTTTCGACAGCACCGCGCGGTCGGTTTAAGGGAGAATGACAGCGTACAAGGCAAGCCTCTGATTCGGTTTACGAACCTTTCCGAATCCTTGCGAATCGGAGGATCCTTGCATGGGGAAGCGGTCGGTGCAGGGCGATCTCGCCCAAATCGGCGGATCGGGCGCGGGGTCCTTGCGCGCAGAGGCGCGCGCGGGGGGACGCCGTCGCGGTCACTGAAGGCCTGAGTTCTCGATTCGTGCAAGTGGATCCGGACAAGTCTACGCAACGCCCTGAGGGGGTGCGGCACAGGGCCCACGGGGTAAATCAGAGCGAACTTTAGTGGTTCGGGCGGGACAGACGAACGATTCCCAACCGCGAGAGGAGCTTGGGGGGCGCAACACCGTCCGGGCAGGCCGGTCCGCGCCCCCTGCGGCTACTCCGATTCGGGCGCTTCGGCCTCGGACCGGGCCTGCTCCTCGGC